ATGTTGTTTATATTTAACATTAAGTTAATGTTAATCTGTATAACTTGTCCAGCTAGCATTGGAGTATTGGTTAGTTCGTTGTTGTAATATAAAAAATCTCCTATACTCAATATAGATCCGATACTAAAACTTGGATTAGAAATAAAATCAAACTGTCGTGTTGATGGTAGGCCAAAGTAATTATCTGCTCGTCCTATCCCATTAATAGCTCTTGAAGCAAAATTTGATATGACTGTAGGTGAGATTGTTGTGTTCTTCACAGCTGCATACCAAGATCCTTCCTTAAGTTCAAACCACTCATTACTGATAAACCCGTTATTTTGTAGGTCTGTATTAAGTGTAACTGTCCACGGTTCGTCTGACTGCAAATTAATTGTTTGAAATATTTTAGTTGTAATAGGTAGCTCATTTATTACACTGGTTACAGTAGAGTTATACTGTACGTCATAAAAATTATTTCTTAAATCATTAGTGTTATGTCTGTATAAGTTCCCTTGTGAAAATGTATAAAAATAATTATTCATCCCCACCATGTAGTCAGGGTTATATGAATAAAAAGAAGGCCACCCCTTAGAGTTTTCGCTGTATGATAAAGTGTATTGAGCACTTTGAGGTATAAGTGGAGTAGGAACAGGATTTGGAAGAATCGGCGCAGGCCTAGGTGTAGGAACCGGAAAAGGCGTGGGTGCAGGACCAGGTGAGGGAGTAACTGACGGTATTGGCGTAGGCACTAAAGGTACGACAGGAGTTACTGTAGGTGTTACACAGGTTCCTCTTAAACAGATAAACCCAGTCCCAGCTGCTACATTATCGTAAGGGTTGCTCCTGTCAAGTCCAACTGGCGTTAGAGTTACAATTGTATAGTCTCCAGCACGTAAAATATTGCCAGCAGTAATAATTCCAGTAGTTAAAACTTTTACTACAGGATTTAGAAAATCAGCTACTGCGCTAACACCTGGAGTTTGTATAACGAATCTAGGCACAAAACTTACTACTACACCTCCGGAAGTCTCAGCTATATAACCCATTATTCCAATAGTATCAGCTTGAGACCCAGAAGAAGCATAGTTAGCCTGAACAAAAGGTCTATTTACATCGTCGATAATTAAATCACAAGGCAAAGTGATTGTTGTTATGTTAGCAACCGTTAAAACGCCTTTGCCCCATCCAGATGGCGCTGCTTGACCACCCATTGTCTGTCCAGTATTTTGACCTGTTGTAACTGTTTGCCCGCAGAATGTTAATACGCTCATAGATGCAAAATTACAATTTTTTTTTTAGTTAGTTTTTATATCAAACCTTCGATCCGTTCAGCCCAGCCATTAGTTTTTGAGTAGCTCCATATAATCCATTTATAAGGTGTAACTATGTTTTCATTAATCTTAAATGTTGGGCTGTCTAAGATAGATGTAAAATAAAAGTAGTCTTTTCTATATACTTCTTTGCCCTTATTATCTTGTAGTATCAGCGCTGCAAATTCATAATCTTGTTTAGTAAAACTGCTCGCATTAAAAGTAAAAGAATAATTAAACTTTGTCAGATACCTATCTGTTAAATTTCCCGGAGGTGGATCATTGTTCTTACAAGCCTGCGTAACTGCCCTATCTTTAAACCGTATACCGGCGTATAGTTCATAATCACTTATTGTTCGTTGAGTCCCTACATTATATTTTTCAAAACTTTTAGCGTTACACGGTGTACAAACGAGACCGTCTACCCCGAGTAAAGTTTTAGTTCTTGTATGTGACACTATGTTTTTATGAGACCAACTTAGGTCATCGTTCCAATGTTTTGTTCTTCCCTCCCTTGTGTATTCATGCCAAGCTATAACCTTATGAGGGTGAAACAAATCGTAACCGTGTGTAAAGGCCCTAACGCTTATAGTTATTTCTTCTCCATGAAAATATAGCAAAGGATCGTGTTGTACTTCAGTGCTAAATTCCCCTAAAGTAAATGCAAAATGTGCAGAATAAAATCTTGCTTTATTAGAATTAGCGGGTAAATCGTTAACTTGATAAGGTTTAAAAAAAACAATACCCTCATCAATGAATTTGTCAAACAACATACCCCACGGGACTTGATGTCTATCCTCTGGGTCTTTTTTTGGATTATACGAAGGAATATAACCAGTAAGCATGGGTTTTTTATATCCTTTTGATTGTAAATCTTTTAACATATTGATAGACAAAGTATCCCAACCTTTTACAAACCTATGATGTGAGTCTAGCTGCAATGTATATGTTTCCCCATTATAGTGTTGTTGTATTTGATTTCTTGCCCAGCAAGCACCTTGTGATTCTAAGTGTGGTATGTCTATAATTATAAACCGTCCATCCAGCGCGTACTTTTCTAGAGTATCCCATGCATCCTCTTTACTGTGTTGATGAGCAATGCATATTGTTAGGCTCTCTGGATTGTCAGCATTAGCAAGTAAGTCATCAATAGTGGGTATAAGCTCAGGGTCGCGATAGCTAGCAATTTGTATAAATATAGATTCCATTTGATTTGATTAAATTTAATTTTTTTATTTTATAACGCTTAGGGGTTAATCATCCCCAGTACACTGGCTACAACTTGCGATTATATTCATTCCTGTCAAATCAATAATTTCAATACGATCAGTAGTTTCAGAGGTAATTTGATAACATTTTTGAGTTTCTGGCGCATAAACATAGTCGTTCACTGCAAAGCCTAGAGCATACCAAAAATCTGCTGTATTTAAGGATTGTGTTATAGGCTGAATTCCTGTCGTACACTCTGCTAAACGTAAGTATTGAGATCCACCACAGTCTGTTGCACATCCAGTAAATCCAGGGTCACCATCTGCTCTGTTTTGCTCATCAACACAAGGAGACGTCGGAAGAGTTGTATAACCTCCACCTAGACCATTAGCGTTACCCACCACTATATATAAATCTTGATCATAAGATATTCTAGTATTAAGAGCGTAGGTCTCCTCTGTCTCCATTACATAATTCTCGTTTGTTGCACAACTTCTTACAACATAATAATTAAGACTTGTTACCACAGGACAGCCAAACTCTCCTGGGATTGATTCAGCATTAATTAGTAGATCTTCGTTTATAAACACCGCAGGAGGGTTTGTAAAGCCTCCTGGAACATATTTGTAATAACATCCAGAATTAGGATCTAAAAATCGTTGCTGATCTCCAGGCCCTACTGTATCCGGACCTATATATCTGTATTCGTTTGTGTCACAAGGGAAACACGGAGTTAGCCTGTAATAAAAACTAGAAACGACCGGCGTTGGAATAGGCTCAATAGTTCCCGCAAGGGTATTTGTTACGGTTGTGTCCGAAGCAGGAATTGAACCATTTGGGTTGGTAGCGCTAAAGGGAGCCCCTACTGAAAACTGCAACCCCGCGGCGGGGGTAGCGTCAATTATAAATGAGTACAAAGTTAATTCTGGGCCAGACTGAGTAAGTGGTCCTGCTGGATTAGCTCCATCATATCCATTTCCACTTAAAGTATAATCTACCCCTAAAACCCCCGTAATTCCATTCGATACGTTTTGAGTAACAGTAAATATTGATGGTGACACCGGCATGCCGGCACAGTCACAAGTTTCCGCTACTTGCAGCTGTCCATTAATTTGCTCTCTAACTATAGTGTCATCAGAATAAAATCCGTTTGGGGCAACCAAAGTTAAAGCTAAGTCAGTATAAACCGTAGTTGCGTTTGCAAAAGTTGCGGTGTCAAAATAATATGTTCCTACTGCCATAATTTTTTTATTTTATACTGGGCAACTTACTGTAGCATTCCATGCTGTAGATGCTATTGGTGCATAAACTTTTAACACTGCCGTCTGCGTTGTTGTTGTTTTATTAAAAGTTGCTGTTCCGTTTCCAGGTGATGTTATTGTTGCAGCTGGCGCTCCTAGAGCTGCTAATGCGCTATTTAATAAACCTTGATTAGCAGTGCTTCCTCTATATCCTGTGTCCAGAACTACCACACCATCAAACTCTAATGTAAATCTATCCGGAACACTAAACGCTTGAAAGGTTAGGGTTACTACGCCTGTTGTTGAGCCTAATTCAATAACTTGTGTGTCTGGATATGCTATTCCTCCACTAAAACCTGTCCCGACATTACATTGAATTACTGGTCCAACTGGCACGTTGTTACAACAAGCGTTGTATGCGGTGTTGTCTACGTTTAATAAAACCTGTGTTGGCTTTCTGTAGTCCCATATTAAATACAATTTGTCACCTGTATTATTTGGCATTGCAAATTGAGCTGAGTGTTTGTCTCCCGTCGTAACAATAGGAGTTGCTATTGCAGAAGCTCCTAATAACGATACAATATCAAATGATATGTTGTTATATAAAGTGTTTGTTCGTAAATACCTAAATTTATTTGTTGTTGCGTCAAAGACATAATTGTCGGTATCTATCTTATTACTAATAATATTTACTAATGCCCCTTCATTAGGTATTATTCCTGAGCCCAGTGGTCCTATTACTGTGTCATATTGTGAAACAATAGGATTAGACGACGTGTCGGAGGAAAATGTTATTTGTTTTGAATGAGGTGGGGAGGTAAAAGTATTATCAGTCCATGAATATTGATTATGAATAAACTGACCGGCTTCGTTACTACTCGTTATTGCTATATTATATATTGTCAATAGGTTTTCTGCTGGACACTCTGTCGTTACTTGTATCGTATCGGGAGAAAGTGAGTCTGTTGTTATCCTTAATATTACTTGCGTAGCATCAACAATGTTTTTGTTTACAAACAGCGTACCGCTAACAAAAACTAATCCCGTAGTGTAAGATACGTTATTGTAGATAGCTTCAATTGTATACCCAATACCAGTGTTTGTTTCTTCAGTAACAATAGGAAGATCTTGTTGAGTAACAATTTGTTGTAACCCTGTGCCTGTGGTAGGGGTGTTAATTTCTGTAATAATATTGTCGTCTACAGCGTTTGGTATAACATAGTTTATTGCTACAGTTCCAATTTCTTGAGTAACGTTAACACAATATATTGTTTCTTGTCCTGGGTTTACATACACATTTTCAGTTAATCCACAAGGTAAACAATTTGTAAATCCAGGAATGTTTTCGGCATTAGAGGCCAATACGAATTCATTCATATAAGGATCATAACCTCCAAGCTTCTGATTGCCTATTGTGTCAATAAAGAAGTCTCTAAACCATCCTCTCATACCCGATTCTGATATAACGGATAACGCTTCTGGACCAGACTCTCCTCCACGCAATCTTAAAACCGCGCCTCTTTTTGCATCAGTAAAAAATTTGTCTGCTCCATATACAGCAAAACTTTCAGGATTATTACTTATCCCAAACTCTTCGTCTCTTGCAATCTGTTGACCCAAAACGGTAGGTACAGAGGTTAGTGCGCCGCCTCCTGAAGCGTCAGTTAAAATATCTTTTCCTTGCAGAACGTAGGATATCTTGTCCTCTTGCAAGGTTAAAATATCTGTTCGCCTAGCGTGAAGCCTTTCTATAGGGCCGTATAAGTCTTCAAGCGGCTTGAAGTTTAGTAATCCTACATTGAATTCATTTAGCTTATTTACGTTTGACTCATCATTGAATATGCCACTGTATGTCAAGTCCGCAAATCTATGAGCTTTTTTATATAGACGAGCGGAAGTCGTAGTTGCTCTATTTCCAAAGTTTAATGTTTTTGCGTTAATGGAATCTCTAATTTTATAACTTTCAATACCGTTTCCAAAAGCAATACAATTAGAAAACCCTGTGTCAATAATAGCGGCTTGAGGTGTAATGGTTCCGGTGTTTTGAAAGTCGATAATTTGATTCTGAACATTTCCTTCATGCTGCCCTTGACTATCAATAGGTAAAGATAAATTGTTCTCGTACCACACGTCTGGCAATGCATCTAGTGGTAAAGTTTCAAATACTATAGCTGTTTCTGCTCTAACAACTTCTATCCTTAAAGTGGTAAACGTTTTTTGATTTACACCATTTCCCGCAGACTCTGCGCCTGTAGCCATTAGGAATTTTATTCCTGTACTCGTGTCCTCATAAAACCTAAAAAATAATGTTCCAAATGCGGCATTTATTTGCGGGTCACCTGGTCTAATTATAGTTTTTGGAGCTCCTGTAGTAGGAGGTGATTCATATGTGTTGTCATAAGAAGTTAAATAGGTGCTGAAATTACAGGAATTTCTTGGCCATCCATTACAAGACTCACCAGTGTCTAGTAAAGAAGATACGTTGTCGCCATCAAAAAAATCTTTGAAGTTATCGTAGTCTTTTGTAGATTCTAGTTCTAATGTTAAATCATACGCCAACTACTCCATTTTATTATTCTTACCATTTCTTCGGGTAGAATATTCAATTTTAACTATACTCCCAGCAGGGACGGTATAATCAATATTTCGGGTAGCTCCCGCTCCCACTGGATTTGGTACGGTTATAGCAGCAGCTGCAACTCCATAAGTCCCTGCCGATCTTGCTATTACTGTTATTAGAGGCCCTTCTACTATATTGCCTCCGGCTGTTTCTTCATTGTTTACTATAAAATTATTTGGATTTAATTTCATGTACACACCTGACGGAATAACAATTAAAGCGTCAGGATCAGCTGGTTGTAAAGGATCTTGAATTTTTAAATTTGGTGGTTGCGTGGTTTTTTCTAAAACTGTTGTAAAAGTACAATTTTGCCTCGGACCAGTTGTATCTCTTTTAACAATCAACCTATCTCCCTCTTCTACTTTTTTTATATTTTCTCCCTCAAGTAAAAAATAAACAACATTTCCATCAGGGTCTTCAAAGTAAATATTTGTATATATTGTGTTATAAGAATCTCTATCAGCTTTAATAACAAACTTATATCTCTTTGCCCAGAATGGAGCTATTTGAGCAGGAGTTACACTTCCTCCAGGGATCGTTACTTGTATGGAGTTTTTGAATGCCGAATCTCCACATGAAATATGAACAGTATTAAAAGGACTTACTAAAGCAGTAGACGCTCTGTTAAATTCATCCATGTATACTATTCCAACTTCATAACCCCGGTTACTATGCAAAGAATAATTGTTTGAAACTTTCGTGTATTCTATACTATCAAAAGTTAAGGTGTAGTACTCATAAAATGTTTGTGTTGGCGTAATCACATTATCAACAAACTGCATAACTGGGAATTGTAGTGTAATTGCGTTTGAATTAGGTGCAGATGTTATAGCTATGGGCTGGTTTATAGCGCTTATTCCACTAGCGTTTTTTATAAAAGAATCAAGTTGAGCAGGAATAGAACAATTAAATATATCTGTAAAAGTTGCTCCATTACAAGCGTTAGCTACAGTTTGTATATTTGCTGATGTTCCTATTTTAGCCACAAAGTCTGAGCTTTGTGATAAAGCGTAAACAGAAGAAAAAGCTTGAGGAAGAGTATAGTTAAAATTAATTGTCGTTGCTATAGTTGTTTCCGTAGGAAAGGGAGCTTGCCCGGCAAAAGAATAATGTTGAAGCTGTACGGTAATTTGAAGTGACGATCCTTGTACCAAGTCTAAAGGATTTAATATCATTTCTAATTTAGATTGAGGTATAGTAACACTACTACCTAAAAGGTAAGTACCATCTACTCTTGAGCTGACTAAACTTGTTAACCCTATTTCCTCTACTTTATGATCTGCTGAATAGTTAAACTGTACTGCATTATTAAATCGATCTACTAAATCATAACCCTCTACGTAGTTACCGTATACCATACGGTTTCCCATTAATGTTTGAGCTTTCGCAACTAGAGGTACGTTGTCATAGGCTCTTAATATTTCATACTCGGGTAGAACGCTAAATATTTTTTGATTATTAAAAGTATAAACAGCTAAAGCGTTATTACCCAACCCTAAATCTATTTTATTTAAGCTTTCGATAATTTTAATAGTAGGATCAGTAAGCTCCTTAAATAGTATTTCAATTGATTTTACTAAAGGTCCCCCAGTGTTATATGTTATTCGAGTAGCGTTTGTAGTATTTAGCATTCCTTCATTAAGAAAGCTTCCCGTGCTAAACCTAAAAGTCCCGGACGTAAAAGCCGGCTCGCTAAATTGAGAGGTTGCAGAAAACTCTCCATCTGCATACTGGTATCTATAGCCAAAGCAAATAAACCTTTCTTCTACGAAATTATTTTTAGTTGCCGTGATAAAAGGAACAATAGAAGGCGCCGCCGCCGGTGGTTTTTTAATTACCATTATTGACTCTGCGGAAAATTGATCTATATATGAAGCCATTATGATATAGTATAAGTTACGTTTTCCGTTAATGTTATTCCAGTTAAACTTACTGTTCCTGTTGATTCAGGTTGTTGTGGATCAAAGTTCCCATCAGCATACGAAGTGCCTATCACATATGATCCTGACCAAGTTCCTGAAGTTCCGTCATCTCCTACAATAGTACCAGATATTCCTGATGCCCCAGGATTTCCTATTGTGTTTGTGTTAATTAGGCTTATCGTTGTTACACCAGTGCTTAATTCTGTTGAAAACTGCGTAAGCGCTAAACCCTGGGCTGAATTAATACCCTGTATGCCATATCCTTTTGTATATTGTGTCGTTCCAGATGTATAACAATCTATTCCCGGTAATAATATTTGTGTTGTTGTTGGTGCCACTCCCTGACCAAAAGGGGCGAGTGGTACAGGACAACCTTCAATAGTCCCTTGATGAAATCCTAAAAATGTAGATACGCCTAAAACAAATTTACCTGCTTTAAATCTCCATAATCCTGTTTGAGTTACAGGAGGTAATCCATTTAATAACGGCTCTGCATAATTGTTTTTAATATTTATAAAACGAGGAGGATTAAAATTATCAGTAAAAAATAACAAGTCTCCCGCCATATCAGCAGCGGTAATTAAATTTATAGGATTAAAATTTAACGTTGTCAATATCCCTGTTCCATCATCGGTACTTACTACATGGTACGTTACTTGAGCCGTAGTAGTGTTAAAAGAACAAATCATATCACATTTCCCTGTATCCGACAAAGTAAAAGATGGGTCGTGTACAAACCAATATATTGTTTCGTTAGCACTATCTTCGTAAACCCCTATAGCTCTTGCGCTAGTACTTAAAGCAGTTTGATCTAAAAAAAATAACTCAGTGAGTCTTGTATTTCCTTTTGAGTTTTCTACAGATCCAATTTCTGACGCTTCGGTAGACCCCAACCTTACATTGAGTGCGTCTTCATATTCGCCATTTGGTATAAGCCTTTCGTCAAGGCTTTTATTCATCCGACCAGCAATAAAATTCCTTTGCGTTCTTGCCATTTTATTTTATCCACTTGTTTTGACCCCTCATATTCATTAACAATCTTCCAGGATGAATATTACTTAAACGTATTTTTGCATTACGTAGCAATGCTGTTTTATCTTTTCTTGCTCTATTTACTATATACTCTTGTACTCCAAATTTACTGTTTAATATGGCGTATTTAATATAAGCATAAATATAATCTTCAAATAATTTATTTAGCGTTATTAAAGAATCATCTCCCCCCTCCATACCATCTGATATGTATTCTAAAATGCACTGCTCATTTGCCATAGTAGAATTAAAATTTATGACTCCTGCTTTTTTATCTATAGTAAACGTAGGATTTATGTTTGCGGTTTCAGTATTTAAACCATAGCGAGCCCCTATATTTGTAGTGTAAAAATCTTCATTATAAGGCGGATTATTATCTTGGTCTAAATTAGCCTGGTTTAAGTAAATACTATTTAACGATCCATCTGTTCTAGAAGAATCTAAAGTTGAAGTTTGAAGATTTACATTGTCAGATACGTCATATGTAAAATCAGCTGTTGCGGTTTGTACATAAGAAAGTGCAGACTGAACTTGTATGTTTTCTAATAGAGGTCGGATGGTATTATTTTTAAATAAAGAAATACGAACCCAGTTTACATAATCAGAAGGCAATACAAAGCGTAAATCAGAATATACAGTAAGTTGTAATGATTTAATTTCTTTAAAGGCGTCATAGTTTAATTCCTGTATACCTCTTTTAGCATGAAACAAAATCTTAAACCTCTCTTCATTGTTCACTAAAGAATGATTCCCATCAAACATTAAAAGAAAATTATTGACAATATCTGTTAAACTAACATACTGATAAGAGCCCCAATTTAAATCTGTTGGGGTGACACTGTTATTAGTATAATATTTTTTTTGATCTATGTAAGCCATAATTATTGTTCTTGATTTTGAGTTTGTTCTTCAACTTGACCAAATTTAAATACATCCCCTTCTCTAATTGATATTCCTGCGTACTGCAATATTTTTGAAACCAAATCGTTTCCGTCATCTAAAGGCAATTCAAAATCTTGATAATCCGGTTGACTTTGATCAAATATAGGATCTCCGTTAGATATAGTTGTGAAGGTCCAATTCGGATCTTTCGGATATCTTATGTATTGAGCAATCACTTGTCCCATAGTGGATATAGTTATGGGGTGCAAACTAATATTGTTTGCCTCTTGCGTGTAAGCTGGATAGGTTAAATTTGGAGCTGTAAGTAAAGAATTATTTAACATAGTTATTTTACTATTATTAACAAGCTCCGCTTCATTATTAAGATTAGATTCTTTATATATTGAATAAGATATACAAGAATAAATAATACTTGTAGAATCAATTGTTATGGTAGAGGCGTTTGTAAAACCAATAATTAACGCAGTGGTTACAACATTGTTGTTAAGTATAAAAGAAACTTTATCTCCCACTAAAGAAGAGGTAAACGCAGCGCCTGTATCTATTATTTGATTGCCAGCTGTAACAAAACTTGTTGTTGTTCCTGTTGCTGTTATCGAACTATATACCAAAAGCTTATTTAATAAGTAATAATCAAAC